GGGCGAACCCATTCCGAGAATGGTTTATCACCATCCTCTTCATTCAGATGTTGTAGGTATCTCCTTAGGAGAGCACTATGATTTACCTGGATGCCCTATGGAAAGCTGATCGTTTTGCCAACGTATCAGGCAAGTCTATAGGTGTTCCTTTTGGTGTAAACCTGGACCCCAGTCTTGTGGACTTTCTCTCCCGATGGATCCATTGCAATGGTATCTCATGGTCTGCCGAAAAGGTTAAGCTCTTAAAAGTTTGGGCTTATCACATTTTGGCAGGTGATCATGAGTTTTCCATGCCATGGTTTAAGAAAATCCTGTATAAGGGAGTGGTAATTCCAAAGCTAAACTTATTTAGATACTTTGTGGACCACCTTTCCTTGATTGGTCAGGTGAAACTTGTCCTCATTGTATTAAATAGTTATAAACTAAGGACATTAGGTGAGCCATCGCTTTCTAGTGTCACTGAGACACCAGTGTCAGACAATGTCGACAATTATATCCCACTTTTACGTAGGTATGTGGACCTTCCTCATGTACCCCAGTTTGCACTGGAAGGTACGGAGGTGGTTAACACAAAGTCTATGTATTGTGATGATTTCGGGATTACTCATGAAGGTCCTTATGGTCTTTACGATTCAGACTTTCCAGCTGAACTCGCATTGACTTTTAAGGCCATGAATGAGGAACCCTTGTGTGTCGGTCGTCTGACAGCCATCGCAGATAAAGGAAAGTTTAGGACGATTCTGGTAGGAAACCGCAGTCCAGTTAAAGACCAAGAAATTGGCCGACTGGCTTCGTCGGTATCTTTGGAACCTTCCGGAAGTGGCATCAGGAGATCAGACTAAGATGGTAGACTTTGTGTTGAAGTCCTTTAAAGAAAGGCGCACACTTTTGTCTATCGACTTGTCTAATGCAACTGACCGCTTATCGGTTGAGGTTCAAAAGAAACTACTTATCTCAATGGGTGTTCCTAAAGGGTATTTCACATTCCTAAATCTACCTTTTTATTACCAAGCAGAAATGTTTGGTAAGGGGGTTGGATTGAAGAAAGGTCGATACTCCAATGGACAGCCGATGGGACTATTCGTCTCTTTCCCTATGTTTGAACTTATGCATTATGTTATCCTTAAAAGTGTGGTGTCAGTATGCAAAGCTGATTTCTGCATTTGCGGGGATGATGTCGTGATAAGTTGTGATGCTTTGGACGCCCCTAATCTATTCAAAAGGTATAAAACCCTTATTGAAAGATTTGGAGGCGAGATATCCAAACCGAAAACGATGGTAAGTAGGCTCTTTGCTGAAGGAGTAGGAGCTATTTTCCTCTCGGATTATCCAAAGGAAATACGGATACCGACGGGAAAGCTATCTCTCCTTGAGGCCTTTACTCCCGGTACTTGGGTCTACAATCAGGTTCATTCTTTGACCCCTATTGGTCGGGCACTCCTTTATCCTTGGCTTAGTACCAAGGAGTGGAAGGAATATAGCTACGAACATAGACGTTCTCTGAATGACTTGGTTGTTAATTTAGATCTCGATGACTGGAAGACTGAGAGCCTCCAATCCTTAGCTTCTCACGATGATTATGTTACAAAATGGCGCATCTGGGAGGAGGATCCTCATTTACCTTTGATGAAAAGGGATATTGAGGTCCAGAACCTTCGATGGGTCAGTGTACAGAAATACCGTGATGCTTTGGTAAGCCACAAGATAGTCACCCTCTATAAGAAAAGGGAGTAACCTGATGACCACCAAAGAAGCTAAGACCAAGACAACCTATACTACGAATCAGCTAAAGATCCTCCTCCTTCGGGAGGCCTTTGAAAGGGATCTTTCCCTCTTTCATAAGCTTGTTACCGACACCAATTTCTTTGGATCGGCAATTCCGAAGGATTGGACTTTTACTGTCGTTCGAACAGGTGAACAGAGGGAGCTTTTTGTTAATGTCCCC